CTGATAATTCTTTCTGGCTTGCCGAATACAATTTGACATTTTGGGTATTGGTTTCGTATACCCTGCCCACTCTACCCGTTTCTGCAGCGAGTCCTGCAGCACCTTTCTTTATCGCTTCTGCTTGGACCCAGAGTTTGTCCAATTCCGCCGCAGCCTTTTTAGGATCCCCAAAAAACTCTGTTGCTGATTTGAGATTCTTCATTTTGAATGCACCGACATTTGGTGCATTCTTTGCTACGTAAGTCAGTGCTTTATTAACTCCTAGTAACTCCCTACCGTACTCATTGACGATTCTGCTGCCCGTACTAGTGGTCTGCGAAATGCGCTCAAAGACTCTCCTAGCATCCTCTCCTACTCCGACGAACATCTGCGTATTCTGCGTTGCAGTTTTCATCCAAAGTTCTAGAGGAGACTTTACAGGCATCTTGAAGAAACTGTCAATCCACTGTTGATAGGTCAGTGGAGGCTTCTGCAACGTAGGGAATGGGATTACAGGTGGCTTCCAAGAACCAGCAGGAAAAACAGGTTTCTCTGGAGCCGCGCCAGGTGTAGCCACAACACCGACTCCCTTGACAAAAGCGCCTTGAGAACGCGCTGCCGCAGCAGCAACTCTCTGCCTATCCCTTTCCTGTGCTGTCCATTCCCTACTTGCCTTCGTTGCACCGCGTAATGAATCTGTAACACCATCCGTTGCCTTGTCCGCACCAAGCATGCTCTTTTCCATGCCTTTTGTGGCATTTGCAACATTGGCTAATTCGCGAACAGTGGAACCAATTGACCGGAGGGACGTTGTTAGACCGGATACGAGAGAAGTGAGAGCAGTATTTGCAGCCTCGAGGCGAGAAACAGTAGAATTGGTAGCATTCGCTATACGAGTGAAGTCTCGTACAGCAGTGTTGGCAAGTGCATTGATTTTCTTCTGGGCCGCGTCGATTGACGTACTGTCTACGACTATCTTGGCCTTCATATCATTTGCCATTTTCCCTCTTCCTTTTTCTCGGACGGGATGTTGCTGCCAACTGTTTTAATACGGCCGCCATCTCATCTACAGTTTGAGCCTTGGCAGGGGCATCCGGTGTGCTTATTACATCATTTTTTCCCCATTCTGGCATAAAGTCCAATGGTGACATAGGCTTGGGTTTTTGCCCCTTGCCGTGGAACACAGCCTGGAGAATGTTCACAATTACAGCACAAATCATTCCAGCCATGTAATTGGACTGGAATGATCCTACAGGCTCCAATAAATCGTATGCTTCCCATTCCGCCGCCTGCTCCGCTGTTAACTGGGAGAGCCAGATGTCGGGGTGGGCGAACCCGAGCTCGGCGCAGATTCTGAACTGTCGTCGTCGCTCTGGCCGCCTCCGGAGTTTTTTACCATGGCTTCCTTGTCCTCTTCTGAGATGCGATTAATCTCTTGCGCTTTGTCCACAATGCGCTCAAGACGAGCCGCGCTCATGTGCTGACTAAGGATGTCATAGTCATCTGGATTCATCAGGTTGTCGCCTTGTTCGGTACAAAGAGTATTGACGGCCAACTTAGCACGAAAGTCTTCCAGCGCCCGTTTGTAGGTGACGTTGCCCTTGCGATCCTCTACCTCAATTAACAGAGAACGCTCAAAGCGATCCCGCTCTCGCCCCGTCATTTGACGCACAAAAACAAAATCACCACCGCCAAGATCTACCTTTTCGATCTTAAGTGGCTCCTTCTCGAGCAATTTCATTCTATCTAACTGTGCCATGATTAAATTTCTCTTTCTGTCCCTTGGTTAGGACGCTTTTTTGTTAGACTTCCTTTTGAAACTACTGACTGGTTCGACCACAACAGGAGGTTGCGGAGGATTCATAATTGAACTGAACTGCTTTGCTACAGTTGGCCTATCCTTAGCATGCCAACTGATACTAAATCCAATTGTGAAACCAACACTACCATCCTTACTTCCAAAACGACTTGCATTTAAGACATCAATTGCAAACTTCATATTGCCTCCGGAATAAAGTCCGTGATTAGGACAGATCTTGCTACTATACTACAGCCTAGACTGAGCCGGACTGACTGCCGGATTCAAGAGTAACCTGACCGGACACCTTGATGGTCACATCCGCCGTCACAACATCGTCTGTCGGGATGTTGAGAGGGAGTTCAGTAACCAGGCCTTCAAACATCAATGAAGTAGCTTCGAGATCAGGAAGGACGATCTGATAATTCTGCGTCTCCTCGGCCTCGAAGTCCAACTTCATTGCTTCGTAACCCTCACGCTCGAAGTTCATAGACAGGGTAATCTGACCCGGATCACGGAAGCCCGCGATAAAGGTCCGATAGCCACCTGTCGTATCTAACGTGGTGGTATCAATAAACGCTCGGGTCATAGTCGGACCAGCGATGCTCTTGACCTGAGCAATCTTGTCCCACAAGCCCGTATTTACATCCCAGCGGAAAAATCCAGTTCCAACACCGGATATAGCTGTCATATTTACCTCCTCTGAAGGTTAAAAGTGGAAACAAACCGGACCCTGTTGCTCTCGTCCCAATCGAGTACACCAGGATCATTTTGACAGACAATCGCCGTATACAACGTACCGTTCCAAGTCTCTCCGTGTCTTCCGTGGAGGGACCTAATAATATCTTGTATTAGTTCCAATCCTTCCGTATAGGACCTGTTGCGCACCTGTATCTGTATGGACGGATAATAATAATTGCCACTGCCATCTAGGGTAAGAGCAGGAGGATACCCGCCGACATCGAATATTGTCACACAGTTGTCTGGTGTTGCAGGTTCCTTGCCTATAAATAGATCTAAAGCAAAAGTAAGGCCGAGTGTCGAATCAGCCTCAATCATGTCTTTTAGGTCCTCAGATGGCATGTTCATCACGTACTCTTCTCCGCCTCTTCTCTTATGATCCGTGCTACTTCGTTACGATTGCGCTTTAATGCCGACTCAAAGAAATGAGGGCCGGACCCTTCCCTTATCCAAGAACGTTCACCTTTCTTTGCCATTGTTTTGTTTTCCATGTAAGGTGCATAGAAAGAAGAAAAACCAAAAACAATCGCGGGCCCTCTATTTATTCCAATCCGTATGGCTTCTTCCATAGCAGAAGCCAGCGCTTCGATATGATCCGTGTACAATTGACTCATTGGCTCATTTGGTGCATCTACAAAATTAGGACTCCTCCCGTGTATTACCGTACCATTGCTTGTAACAGCATAATAACTTCGACGAAGATTACCTGTGTCTACAGGCATCATGGGCCGCCTACTGTCCATATCTTCAAATATACGTGCTTGTGCGCGGATGAGCCCACGTACCGTTTTTTGCTTTATCTTCTCAAGGCGTTGGTTTAGCCCTTGCATTGCTTCATCCACACCGTAAAATGTCATTCCTTTTGTACGCAAAGACCTGTATCGTGCCGGCATTATAGGTATACCTTCCTGTAAAAGTGTAAGCCATCTATGGTTGGTACTTTATCGAACCTTAAGATCCTATGCGCACCAGCACCTACGGGATCGTCTATTTGGTCACTATCGAGATCATCGAGTGAGCCCAAAAACAACATTCCGTTTTCATCTACGTCTTGCTTTACCTGCACTTCTGCATGACTTGTTTCTTCCTCACCTTTTGCCGTAAGGATCACTTTAGTAGAATCCTCCCACCGGCATTCTATCTCTTCCGGCTCTTCCCAAGTAAATCCTCCATACCCATTATTGATTGGGGCCCCCCAATATATGGCCGTTTGATGCAGGTTCCTCTCAGTAAAGTGTATCATATCTCACTCACGCAAAGCTCGTCACAGCATACACGGATGCCGGCAATTTTGCAACAGTTGACATTGCCAGAGTTCCTGTTGTATCAAGGATTTTTGCTTGCTGCCCATACAATGTTGCATCCAATCCTTTACCTACCATGCTGTATTCCGAAAAATAGGATATGCGAGCACCACCTGCAACCTCTTCTCTTACCTGACGGTCTCGAGAACATGCAATTAGGTGCGCGGTAAGCCAGCGCTCTATTTCTTTTAATAGAGCGTCAGGCATCCCCAACCCTACCAACAGTCCTGTAACAATAGCATCCGCCCCTGCAATGTACGCCTCTATGGCCGTGTCGGGTACATTAGTTTCAATAATCTCTTTTACTTCTTCAGGATTGACTCTATACGCCATTGTACCCCCTTTTGGTAAAACGTGCGACCTCGTTTATTTTGCACAAAAGCATACATACATATACCCCTGCATATTTCTCCACGTTCTAGGCTGGCGTACCGTTAATTTCTACAGGATTAGTAGTTTGTGCTTGTGCTTGTACCCCTACTGTACCTGCGCGCCTGCTTTTCCACAACTTGGGATCAATCCAACTCAATACCTCACTCTTCCACTTCAGGCCAAGCCAGTCAATAGTTTCGAACATTTGCTGATAATCGCCCACGACCATGCGCTCGGGCCAAATCACTTTGCAGTTTAGTCCTTCGGTAATCATTTCAACAAAACGCTGTTCATACTGATGAACCCACCACTTCCAACCTTCCACGGCGTCAGTGACCCCTACGGCGTGTTGATTCTGTCGAAGGCGAAAGGCTTTCATAAAATCGGTTTTCATACAACTGCGCACAATGTCACCTGTTCGACGACGCACGATAACCCACTTAGCACCAGGGTAGGCGTAGTTCCACACCGGCCAAATTAAACTGGACGAAGAACTTTTGTACATCCAAGGCCCGTTATTATACCCATCCTTAGCTAGGCAACCATCTATACGCCGACTCCAGTCCACCGGGATAGGCATGTGCTTAATATCGGGCAGAGGATACTGACAACTAGGATCGGCGTTAACACTCTTTAAGTAGGAAGCAACCACTTCGTCCCGAATGTGGATATTCTCAAAACTACGGTTCTCTCCGTCCAGCGTACCAATAAAAGCGCCACAGATCTTAAATACGCCAGCGATCATCGAAGACCCAGATCGTGGTACGCCAGTTATGAGTATAGGGCTAATTGTCATCGCCAATAATTCCTCACCCACTTAACGCCCAACGCTTCATGGGGCTTTGGTTTACCATGGAAACAAATAATCCTTGCATCATTGGGCAGTGCGCGGGCACAATCATTTCGCTTAAAGCTATAAATACCAGGAATTAAATTCTGCAACACATCCCGCGGGTAGCCACGCCCAACCAGCGATTCGACAATATAACGTTGATCCCCACAGTTCCAACCTCGTCGTTTTGTATCCTCAATGGAGAACTCTTCCAGCATAAACGAGTAGTTATATCCATTGTTATGCCATACCATCATGCCACTGCCAAACTTGTCGGCCCGCCCTCGGTCCTCCGTTGGCATAAAATCGCCTAAAGCGGCAAACTCAGTATTTAGTTTAAGCACATCATCGATGTTGTTCGTTATGACCGTATCCAGATCAAAGTACACAATGCGACCAGCTTCGGTTAGGTCAGTACGGAACAACTCCAACTTAGACCACCAACCTTCGAGATTGTGGGCAAGCGGTATGGTCTTACACACTTCCGGCTTTATATTCTCATCCGTAAGGCAAATAAACTCATGCGGCACGGTCGAGTGTCGTGCCACCATGTTCTTCAACTTCTGCACATAGTCCACCGTATAGCTACCACCACTCTTCAGTACGCAAAGCACAGCGGTTGTTACAGCAGCGTCGGGCGTCAACTTTATCCCTTCTCGGGATATGGAAGTCGTCGGTACTTCTTCAGTTGACTGCACAACAGGTTTTGCAACGACAGCGGCTGAGCGGTGAACCACTCTAGGTGCAGTAATGGTTGACCTATCGGGTAGGGTCTTCATAAACACACTATCGTTTATTAGTTGTGGAAATACTTTGGCATCCACACATCCTTCTTTGGCTAGGCTTATTATCTCCTTAGACAACCGCTCTGCCGTTAGGCCGAAAGTCCAATCAATAAAATATGTCTTGGATCGCACATCAGGTGGGGCACAGAACCAAGCAAAGTTCTTATTGTAGTAGTGATTCCAAACGATTAGTGTGGGAATGCCTAGTGATGCCGCCAATATTGTCAGGCCCGATGGGTGGCCCACAACAAGCTCCGCTCCACGCAATAGACCAAATAACTGCTCAACCGTAGTCGTGCCCATCAGATTTACCGAATCCTTAACCGCACCAACCAAACGGTGACCGACAGGGTCGTCCCTATCCCACGCAGCACCGGCAAATACGGGACGCATATTCAAGGACTCAGTCACTACGTTGAGCGTCTTTGCAACCTGTGCGTCGTTGAAGTCCCGCGCCCACTTTGAGTACGTAGTATAAAATGGAAAGTAGCAGACATAATATGGCGAATATTGCCGTTGGCTTTCGGCCCTATATCGTTCTTGCTCTAATGAAACAAACATCGGTGGATGCCAGTCGCACCTATAGTTTGGATCTACGTTTTCCAACTGCTTGCCGACCCGCAAATGCCCGTTGTAGGACAGAAAGTAATCATATCCGGCAACCTTTGTAAACACCGTGCGTCCAGGCATGGCATATGCTTCATGCCACGTTGCCTTTAATTTAGTATCATTGATTATGATTCCATTATTAGCACGCATAAATGGAAACATCTCTAGAAAGCCAAGTGACCGCAGATGTGAACTATTCCTACCCGTCTCGCTCACTAGGGTAACGTCAGGCAACCCAAGTTTGTTCGCCGCTAGAAAGGATTGCAGCTTAACGATGGACCAGTAGGCGTCCCCAAAGCCAGGAGGAACCAATATTGTCGGGCGCTTTTGCACAGGTTTAGTACAATTGAACACCAACTTAGATGGTATTGGACTTTCTACCGACGCGATGGTGAAACCCGTTTTCTTAAGCATTGCCTCCAACTGTTCGCGGTTAAAGTACCAAATATGTTCGGCGTCTTTCCAATGATGCTTGCCCGCTTCGTCGAAGAAGTGTGGGAAGTCTACAACACACGTACCGTTCTGCTTCGTGACGCGAAACATTTCAGCAAGCATTCGCTTGGGGTCCAACGTGTGCTCCAGCACATCGTGACAAGTAACTAGGTCAAAATGATCGGTAGGGAAGTTTACTTTTTCAAACACTTGCCGGTAGATATAATCGTTGGGCTTTGCGTAAGCATAAGTAGAGATTTCACACCCATAAGCAATTTGGGA